TCTTTTGTATTTTACGTTCTCTAATACAGTTAAGTATTCAAGAGATTTAGCAGATTTTAACGCAGCAGCGATATACTGACCAGCGTGTTCTCCACTATAATTTGAAGTAATATCAAAACTCATTTTATTTATTATTTAGGTTATACATATATTTTTCTTGTGCAGATAATTTAGCGTAGTCTGCTCTACTTAATTCTACTCTAGGTGTGTTGCTAGCAAATTTACGTGCCTTTACTGGCTCTGCGCTAGGCTCACTACCTAATTTGTTTACTTGCTTAGATAACTCTACGTTTTCTTTTTGCAAGTCTACTATATTTTCATCTTTAGCTAAATTTTCACCTCTTAGTTCGTCTAATTCAGCTTTAATTGTGTTTAATTCGCTAGTAACATTTTCTAGTAATTCTCTTACTACGTTACCAACTTCTTCGAGCATAGTTTCTTCTGATGAATATTCTTCTTTGTCTTTCTTCATATCATCTTCTTCTTCTTCTTCTTGCTCTACTTCTTCTTCTTTTGCAGATACTTCTGTTACTACACCACTTTCGTCAGTAGTAAACTCTGTACCATCTTCTAAAGAGTAAGTGCCTTGTGGCATTGGAGTTTGCTCACCATCTTCTGATAAGATGTTAAGTACAACACCCTCTACTAATTCATCTGCTTCTGATACAATAATAGTACCATCTACTAATTTAGCTTCGTAAGCTAATTTTACTTCTTGTTCTTCGGTATCTATACCTAAAGCAATTTTTATACGTTCTTTTAAATCCATAATTACTATAATAAATTGTTATTTTTAAAATAAATCTTCACCTTGCTTTCTAGCGTTTCTTACGTCATTAATGCTATCTTCTATATTTACTGCAATTTCATCTAATTCTCTTGCAACTTTTATGTCAGAAACATCAGTACCTAAATCTTTAGCACTTTGTTCTAATTTTCTATACATAGCATTAGCTTTTTTTTGCAATTCTTCACCATCTCGCACCATACCTTTTGTATCATCTAAAAAATCTAAAACTTTAGCTACAACTTTACCATAATCATTTTCTATTTTTTTGAAAGGTTTGTACGCTGCTATTAATTTTTTATCTAGTGCTTTGCCTTCTTTTACAATTGCTTTAGCATCATTGGCTAATGACAGTTTTACTTCTGTTAATTTTATTTCTTCTATACTCTTGAACTTTCTTAGTTCGTTGTAAAATTTATCCTCCATAATATAAAATATAAATTAGTTTGTTTTGTTTTATTTTGCGTCTATTTGTTTTAACTTTTTAATTGCCCAATTAATACCACTTGTACCACCCCAGCCTAGCCAAGCTACATATCCTTTGTCTTTCCAAGGTGTACTTTTATATTCAGGATTTATCTCTGCATTTTTTTCGTGTCGCTTAAAACTTGCCATACGTGCTATTGTATCTCTTGTAATGTTTTCTTTAGCACACAACTGATTGGCTCTTGCAAGTCCTGTTCTAGTCATTCCCTTAACCTCATCTCTACCATACTCATCAATCCATTTAAGCACTTTACAAGCATTATTACTAGCACTATCAGGGTAATCGTTATAGCTTTCTAAATACTTACGTTTTTTTTTCTTTTTTTTTTTAGCATCAATAGGTACGCAGTTAGGCACTTTACGACCATCTTTAATTTTATGACCATATGGCTCATAACCTTCTGTACAAGGGTTAGGTGTTATTAGGTCAGTATCTAAACAGTTACAATCTTCATCTAATATAGCTGCTAAATTCTTAATTATATCGTGGTCTGCACAAGGCATATATACAGTTTTACCGTCTTGTGTATGCTCGTGTACACCCTCACAACCCATTTTTTTAGCAACCTCTAGTGCTTCTTCTTCATTGTCATATACAGGTAGTTCTATACCGTCAGTTATCATTGTACCTACTTTTTCTTGCTTTACTTTGTGTTTTCCCAATGTTTCCATTTTATCTACAAAATAACCCTCTATACTTAAACCTTTTAACTCACCATCTTTTATACGTTGCCAAACTTCATCGTTGTTTACTCTCATAGATACAAACCACGTACCCTTTGGCAATTCATAACCATACAAATTACTCTTATCGTTTTTACTATCTTCTACTATCCAACTCTCTACTGTATGCACTCCTGTTACCTTTTCTTCGTGTTGTAAGGTAGCATTGTTAGTATTATGGTGCTTCATATACGCTTCTGCTGCTTTACGCACTGTATCAGCAGTAAAATACACATAGTAGTTTTTATCTTTGTTAGCATCGTATCTGTATATTTGTTTGTAAGGTATCAAAGCTGGACTTACTAAAAGTCTTTCTTCTTCGTTTACTTTAGCAAATGTTAAGTTGTTTTTAACATCATTAAAATATACAAAGTCAGTTTCTATTGCTGGACTTGTAACTAAAGATATTGCATCTATTGCTAGTTCTTCGTTATCTTCATCTACTACTAATTCTACGATGTCGTATGTTTTGTGTGCTTCTTCACACTCTTGCAAGGTGTCGTATTTACACTTACCGTCACCAAATCTATATTTACCGTTATCACATTTTTTACAAGGCATAATTTTATATTTTAAATTGTTGTTTTTCTTCTAATTTTATCTAATTTATTTTGTTGGTTAGTCATATCATCTGCAACTACAAATGCTTTTACAACACCAGCAGTCATACCACCAGTACCTTCAGTATCTGCAAATGCACGACCACCACCTTGCTCATTTATAGCACTTAAAAGTGGTTTAAACATTCTTGTACTACGTGCATTAATTACACTTTCACCTTTTGATAGTCTAGCAGTAACACTATCAGATGTGCTAGTACCATAACCACCAACTATACCACCTTGCGCAAGTTGTGGTGTTTGTACTGATAGTATTTCTGTTACATTTTTTAAACCAGCAGCTACTGTTGTAGCAGCTAATATAAAGTTAAATGGCACAGGTGCATCGTCTAGCGCAGCACTTGCTGCTTTATATGTGTTTATTGTAGCTTGTGCTACTGCTGCTGCTTTACCAGCTTCTGTTTCTTCACCAACAATTGTTTTAAAATTTTCTAAACTACCGTTAATAGCTTCTAAGCTATCATTAGTTTGTTGTTGATTTATTAATCTTATTGCTTCTGCTTTCTGTTCTTCTAATTTAGTTATATCTGTACCACTCTTTTTAGCTAATTTAAACAATTCATCATATTGTAGCTCTACCTCCAATAACTCTCTTTCTCTTATACTTGCACCTTCTAATGCCAACTCATTTTTTACATCTTGTAATTCTCTTTGTAAAGATACTTGATTAGTGAGTTGCTCTGATTGAAAGCCTGTTATCTGTGCTTCAATAGCCATTAATTCGTTTTGCGCTTCTGTAAGTGCTATTAAATTCTCTTGATTTTGTAATTTATCAAATTCTATTTGTGCTGCTTGTACTTGTATCTGTTGCAAGGCTAACATTTGTTGTGCTTGTTCTTCTAATACTACACCTAGTTCTTCATTAGCCTTAATACGTTGTTCAAAAGTAGCATTTTCATCATCTCTAGTTTGTCTTAATATTTCTGCTTGTCTATCAAACTTTTCTATAAGACCTTGTATTTGTACTTGTGATAGTTCAGCTTGTTTTTGCAATTCTACATTAGCCTTTGCACTATTTATTGTTTCTGTTGTATAATCTACTACTGCTTCTTTAACATCGTCAAAAGTTTTTGCAATTTTAGTAGTGCTATCATCAACACCTGTAAGTATATCTATACTTTCTTTACCAGCTTCTTTAATAGTTACTGCTGCTTCTTTAAATTTACCAGCAACTAATAAACTTATTGTGTTACTTAGTAAACCAGCAACCTCTATTGCACTGTTAAATCTTTCTATTAAATTTTCTTTTATTGCAACACCAAACGCTTTTAAATTTTCAACTGGGTTTTCAAAAACATCTTTAAAAAAGTCTACTACACCACCAAAATTATTAAACACAAAGTTTACAAAGTCATTGATAGCTATACTTGTAGCTTCAAATGCAGTATTAAAAAAATCAGCAGTTTTTTGGTTTTTCATAAAGACTTCACTAAGCATTTCAAACGCTTTAAGTGCTAAACCAATACCAGCAGCTTTTAGTGCTAAACCTATACCTTTTAACCCTTGTCTTATACCACCTGTTGCTTTAGCAGTTTCTTTACTTGCTTTACCAACACCCTCAACTGATTTTTTAACTTCTTCTAATGCTTTTTTTGCATCAGCTACATCGGCTTGTAGTTTTAATATTATTTCTTCTTGTGTTGCCATTTGCCTAGTATTATCTCGTTAGTACTTGTTTTGTCTTTATATTTTGTTATTAATGGTAACACATCTTTTAATGCACTGAAACCTATACTAACAATATTGCCAATTATTTTAAATTCATTAACTCTCATAATCTCTAACTTCATTTACTGTCAATACTCCATTGTAGTCTATAGTCTTACTTGCTAAACCTGTTACTCTTATTGTAATTTTATCAGGTTTTGTAGATGAAGTTGCTACATTAATAGTCATAGTAACTCCAGACATACCAGCATCACCTGATTCAACAAAAGCAAAATTTAAAACATCTGTAAATGTTGTACCTACATATTTAAACAAAAAGTATCTACTCATTATTCTTGCTTCACCATCTGTTTTGTTATATGCAAGAACTTGTATTTGACCCCAAAATGCAGATTCGTAATTTGAGTCTACATAGAAACACTCATTGTATTTACCACCTAGATATAATTCAGTAGTACTAGCATCTGTAGTTCTACCATTGTATTGCAGTATACTATATTTACCTCTATTGCTATTTATACTACTACCAAAAGCTATCTCACCAAATTTATCAGTGAAACAACCCATACCTATAGTTACACTTTGTTTTGCACGTCTTTCTACTATATTGCCATTACCTAAAACCCTAGCGTGTGAGCCACGAACAATATTGCCTTTACCTATAATATTATTATTGACACCTGATACTAAATTACCATTGTTATTGACCTTACTATCGTTTTTTGGTATTTGTGATTTGCTAACATAACAATTAGTGCCATCAAAATCATAACCATAAGCAAGACAATCTTCTTTTGTACCATTACTGGCTTGACCTTTACTATCTTCAAATAGTACTTTGCCTGTAGCATCTACACTTGATATTTTTTTCATATTCTAATTAACTCTATTTTTGATAATACTTGTTTTTCTGTATTAAATTCTATTTTATTGACTCTGTATAATTGTTGCTCTACTCTAACTTTGTCACCAAAACTAAATTTTTCTAAATCAGATGCTCTTAAATTAATTTTAAACTTTACAATAAGACCTGTATCAACATTATATCTTTCTTTTATATACGGAAACCAAAAACGGTTAAATAATGTGTTAAGAGGTTGCTCTACGTCACCATCAATAAATGTTGTGTTTATCAGACCATATAATAGACTTTGGTCATCATTAGTACAAGATGTAAATTTTTTATCAAAAGCGTGTGCGTTTAAAGTATTATCAGTTAATATGCTATAAAAATTGTTAAAAATACCTTCTTCAGCTAATCCACCAAATGTAACTAAATCACCACTTCTTTTAAATACTAATCTAGGTTTATTGCTATATGCTACATATTCATCTTCACCTGATTGTGTTTTAATGCTTTGTATTTGCATACCATTAATTGGTAATATTTCTGTTATTGGTGATGCAAATACACTATTCTGTATTGTAATTATTTCATCACTATCTACATCAAACTCTACAATGTGATTACCAAACTTTACATTTACAAACTTGTCATATAGTTCTTTCTTGTAGTTTTCATCATCATCAGCAAACTTATATATAATACGTTTAGGTATTTCTATTGGTTCTACACTATGTTCGTTGTAATCTACTTTGTCAGTCCAATCGTGAATAGTATTACTAATAAAATCACTATAAGGTTCAATTCTGAGCCTATCAGAGCCAATACTTTCTACTGTTAAATTAAACATATTCAAAACGTCTTTTAGTATGTCTGCAAGTTTTATATCACCAATATCTTGTACTATCATACTTGTAGTAGGAAATTGGGGAAATTGTGTTATTTTCAAAGATGCATTAGCACCAGCTGGTATATCAAATACAGTAGTGTCTGAATATAAATACAAACCTAGTTTCTCACCAGCGTTTAAGAGTCTAGTGCCTGACATTGTTATAGTGTTTGATGTAACTACATAGTTGTAAAAACTACCTAAATCTACATCTTGTATTGTACCGTCAGAGTGAGTGATTAAACCACCTAAATATATTGAGCCGTTAGGTAAAATTATTTGACCACCTACTGAAGTTGCAGTACCTGTAATGTCTATAGTGATACTAAAATTGACTGGTGCAGTATATGCAGCAGTAAAAATACTTAAGTTTTGATTCCATTGTGAGTTTACATCACCACTTTCATTTGTCCAAATAATTGGAAGTTGTCCATAGTATGGTATATCTGCTGGTAATGTATTATCAATACCATCACAAGTAATTAAATCTGTTGGCTCGACATCATCAGCACCTTGTTGTATACCAGTATCAAAATATATAGATTTAAAATATGATGTATTGAAAAAAGTACTAGACAATTTAAAACCAGCAAAATCAAATATTTTATCTATTATATACTTAAGTTTTAAATTCATTACGTGGTGTTTATTGAACCTGTATGTCCAAGCACCTAAATCTAACAACTCAAGATTAGAACCTATATAACCATCGTTTATTAAAGGGTAAAAAACATTATCAGTTACAGTTGCACCATCTGAAAGTGTAACGCCATTTGTCCAACTATCAAATACGTTTTGTGGTGTCATATGATGCTCTATATCTGTATAATCTAAGTGTGCTAAAGTTGCATCTGCTAAGACTTCTAATATGTTAGCTACGTCATTAAATATAACTACGCTATATGACCTTTCAGTTGTTTTTTCTAGTGCCTTAGTCAGCATTAAAAAACCCTCTATTAGCAATACATCATTAGAATACAAAAACGCTTTACACACTTTGTATGGTGTGTATTTGCCAGTATAATTATCTAGGTTGTAATAATTTTTAAAAAAAACATTATTAGTTTTAGTAGCTGGTATTTGAAACTCTTTAGAATAACTAGCATTTTTACTAGCAAAACTTCTAACATCATCGACTTGTAATGTTAGATTGATATTTTCTGTACCATATACATCTAAGTCTGTTAATTTTTTGCCACTTTGCTCACGTACTTGTAGTCTTATCATAATCTTTGCACTCTAGTTTCGTGTGATTTTTCTAATGTCAAAATGTATTGCTTTAGCTTATCATTTGCATCAGTTTGTGTTACATATTCTGTATCTAAAATAACAACTGGTACAAAATCATCATCAACTTGCATAAATACACTAGGGCTAATAAATAATTCTTCTAAAAAAGTACAATCGTGTGCATCAATAAAATCAGTATTACACTCTATAGTTTGTACTGCATTAACATTATATGTTCTTGTACCACCCTCATATGTGCCTTGATTGTAAAATCTATCATTATTATCTTTAGCACTACCATATCTTTGTTTAAATGGACTTCTTTTTATAGATGTTGTTCTTGTAGACTTTTTAGTAAAATTGTAGTAGTCATATGCACCTAAACTATTTAGAAATGCTAAACGTATAGTTTCATATCCAGCACAATCATCATCTACTATTTCAAAGAAATATTTTCTACTAACTTCAAAACCAAAATATTTTGCTCTTATAAAATAATATTTAGTTGTAAGACCACCTTCATTTATATCTATACCTGAATTAGCTAAGTTTTTAGTGCCACAACCAAAATATAGTAAACCTTGTTCAGTATTTGTAGTTTCATCAGGTAAATTACTTGCAATTAAACCTATTACATTAACACCACCATTAGCGTTATTATTATCTACTACAAAAGCATTACCTACTGAACCATCTGCTTGAAAACATTGTATTTCAATTTTATCAACAAACGATGCATATGAACCAAAAACATTATCACTATCAGGTAAATTATCAACTGTATTTCTAAAATAACCACCGTGTAAGAAACCAAGCGTATGGTAATCATTACTTCGTATTTTTTGTGCGTTCTCAAATGAATCAAATTTCTCAAACTTTGACAAAAATTGTCTTTCACTACCATCTAAAATATAATTTCTAAAAAAGAAAGTGCCAGTATCTTTTCTGTTTTGGTGTTGTTGTACTGCATTGATAGCAAAAAACTTTTTCATTTGTGCTGGTATAAATACTTCAGTTAAATCGCTAGTTGATGTATTACGATATTCATACCCTGGTAGCACAAAAACGTGTATAAGGTTTTGTTTGTTTAAACTGTATTTATCTATAACGTGTATTGAGTGATTATGAGTACGCATATCTTGACCATTATACGTACTATATGAATCATCACCTGTATCGCAACCAGCATCGTAACCGTGTATATCAGTTTTACATACATCTTGTATTACGTCCTCTATTCTAAAAAATGCTTTACGTTTTTCAATTATAGGTGCTTTCAATATTGCTATAGCGTCATCTGCTTCTTCAAATTTACCATTAGGAAAAGCACATATTATTCTCAATGTATATTTGAAATCAGTTTTGTTTGACAAAGCAGCACTGACATCACTAGCTACAAATACTATATCGCTATATGCAGCTTGTATTACACTATCTTCAGTATTTATTATTCTTTTTAATATCATTATTCTATATCTTTACTTACAAAATTTAAAAATTGTTGTGTGTCTTTAGCATATGCTTTGATAAAATCTTTAGGCAACTCTTTATATGCTACATTAAAAGCATCAGTAAAAAAATTGCTAGGCTTTATACCATATAACTTTATATTTGTAGCTATACCAAATACTAAACTTTTACGTGGTATAAATTTACCTTTTTCATCTCTTGCACCTTTCAAACCTTTTCTAACAACCCATTTGTCTATTGCGCCAATATTAGCTATTTTACTAGAAGTTTTAAAAGCGTAAGGTGATTTAGGTGCTTTAGCACTTGATTTACTACCTTTAACCCCTTTATCTACAAATTGTGCATACCCTTCTGCTACAAAAGACATATCTACTGCACCACTATCATAAACTTTTAAAAAGTAACCCAAACTACTACTTAAATCGCCACTAGCATTTTTGCCTTTAGCATTCAATATACCTCTTGCAGTTTGTACTACCTTTTTACCAAAGGTGTCTAATACTTTTTCTACGTTACTCATTATGCAGTTGCTATAAACAATTCACAATCCATAGCATTACCACCGTGTGAGTTATGTATAAACAATGTTTCTATTGCAGCAGTTGCAGTAATACCAGCTTTAGATGCACTTGCAGCACCATTTGGTGTTAAGTATGTCACACTACAACCAGCTTTTAACTCTGTTGCAGCAGAAGTACTTGCAAATGATTTTGTTAATATTAAAGCATCTGTATCATCTAAATTAGTTACTCTAATATATTTTACATCTTCTACATCAAATTGATTATTAGTTACAGTTGATATAAATGTTGCTAATGTTACTGTTGTACTATGTGGTATAGTGAATATACGTTTAGATACATTACCTATACCTGTAAGTGTTTTTGTAATTGTTTGGTCATATGAATTACCATTTATTGTAATAGTTTCTTTTATTTCTATTGTTAAATCTGTTGGTGTTACTGTACTTGCCATTTTTTATTATTTGTATT